ATCTATTTTGTTCAATACTACCAAAAATATAATCTAGAGTTCTTACTCGAATTTGATACTCATTACCTTCTTTAGTAAAAGCCATAATCCAGCTTGTGTCTAAATTGTTGTTGGTAATGTCTCCGGCTTTGCCTAGAGCAAACGCATTTATTAAATCAATGTTCGGTGCTGTAATAATTTTCCAGGTAGCTGTATTAAGATCAAATCTTAAACCAAAGTTTTTACTTTCTGCACAGAGATTTACAAGCTGTGTTTCTAGTGCATCAGGAAGATTGTTTACAAATTTTGGAACAATTCTACTGGCTACTGCTCCTGTAGGAACTACATCGTTGAATACGATTGGGCCACGGCCGGTGCTCAGTGTACCGCGTCCAGCATTTGTGCCGTCGCCCACAACACGAATAATTTTAGTCCACAGTCTATCAGTTTGAGTTAGGTCTAAAGGATCGGTATCAACAAGTACTCCCTGTTTAAAACTCTTGCCTGCGGGTGGAACAAATTTAATCATAGACCCAGCCTGAATATATTTTAAGGTACTAGAAGTATAAGTTCCTGTTCTTTGCAGGGTAAGATCAATAGCGTTAATAAAGTATCCAGTGCTTTCGTTTAAGTCGTTGGTGATCTGTGTCCATAGAGTATTTGTATCTGTAAACAAAATTTTGTCAAATTTTGTTATGTAGAAGTTATAGACTGCGGTATCTGTAAACAAAGGTTCTACACTTTGTCGAATAAAATTAAGAGTATCAATCCTAGTCAACGGTTTAAATGCTAGAGTTTTCTCACTGTCTTGTTTGTAGATTAATCCGTCATCGGCAAATACATTGACACTAGAATATTTGCCGCTGGCATCAATGATGTCAAAATTGCGGCTAACTCCGCTGCTTGTTCTATTAATAGCTTTGACTTTTAAAATGTCTTGACTGCTGGTCAACGGCGCAAGATTGTAGTCTTCCGCTGTGATCATTCTGTTCTGAGTGTAATATTGTGCCGGAGCTTTTGTTCTAATGCTGTCTACTGATTCTGCCTGCACCGAATTACTAACAGTATATTTTAAACTCATACTGATTGATAAAACCTGTCGAGTTCCTGTTTTACTGATATAAGGAACGTCAATACTAATTCCACGAAGTTCGTTTGGAAGAATACTATAAGACAATCCGTTGCTTACACGATAATAAACTCTAAAAGGTCCTTGCGGTAAATTACCATAGACTCCATCAGCAAATATTAGATCTACCCGGTCATTGTTCTTGGTTGACACTGCATAGATATTTCTGATGTTGTTTTCTACACTGTTGTAGGCAATATTGTTACCTACCAATGCAGAAACTCGTGTCCACTGATCTTGTTGGCCGCCGTTTGGGCTAAGGCCAAATAACCACACATCATCATTATTGATATTATCTGCGTCAACTGAAACTTTTTCGTTGGTTGTTGGAACTGCAATATTAAAATCGGCTAGTTCTAGACTACCTTGTTTGAACAATAAAAAGAAACCCGAGTTAACACTGGCCGATCCTTTGCCGTCATTTTTGTAGATAAAACCAATTTGATTTCCGGGCACCGGAGGTTCTTCGTAAAGTTCTTCACTGCCCTTAAATGCTGTGCTAACAATTTCAAACGGCATACTTCTACCGGCCACATTTTTTTCAAAAGAAAAAACAGGAATGTCTGTGCCTGCAGTTCTAAATCTATACTGTTCTGTGGGGATGCCTTGAATAGTGTCACTGCCTTCACTGCGGCCAAATTCAGTGTTATCTGCCATCGCTGAATTAAGCACGGTGAGAAACTGTTCTCTCCAATTTGCGTTGGTAGAATCGTTCCAGATAATTGTTTGGCGAGCTAGATTTTTACCGTTGGCATCTAGAATATTTTCTGTAGTATTAATAGTATCAAACTTTAAAAGACCCTTGCTGGCAATGTTTCTCTTGGCATTATAGCTCAGCATACGAGCTATTCTAAGGACGCTTTCTCTACGAGAAGCTAATTCAATAAAATTTTCTCTGCTGGCAAGGTCAATACGAAATGCTAGGCTTTGTCCAAGGAAAGCTACGGCATCAATTAATGCTAGGTATTCACTGCTTTCTATGTAATCGTTAAAATCTTCTGGGTAATTTTCACGTAGGTACGTGATAATAACTCTACGCAAATTTTCAAAGTCGTAGCTTTTAAAATCAGCACTTCTAAAGGTTTGATATATCCTTGTCCAGTCCTGATTTAATATTAAATTTGTTTGTCTAGTTGTCGTAGTCATTATTTTTGTACCCTATTACATATTTACCCTAAAAATAATCAGGTCAGTTAACTATGTTATTCTTTCGATCAAAGTCAAAAGTCATTCTTTCACTTATGTTAAAAGGCTTATAAACTATTTCAGCTTCAATTCTAATGCCCATATCTGTGCTGTCAATGGTCAATGCAGTGACCTGTATTCTAGGATCATAGTTGATGATTTGTTCTACATCTTCAGTGATTAATTTTTTAACTTCGGGTGTAAAGTTTTCAAAGAGCATATCCCAGATAATTGTTCCAAAGTTAGGATTTTCTAATTTTTCACCTTTACGAATATAGAAATGATTTAACAGATCTCTCTTTACTAGTTCCATATCATAGAGTTTAAAATTGTTCTTAAATTCATTAGAACTAAATCCTCTGTATTTGAAACTTGTACTGGTCTGCGCAGTTGTGGCTTTATTAGTTGCCACGGATTTTTGATTGTATAGTTTAGCCATTATTCTTCTCCGTCACCTTCGTCACCACTTTCGTCGCCACCTGCTGGTGCTCCATCTTCGCCACCGCCGGCCTGCTCTCTATCAGTTAATTCTGGTTTAAAACTTAGAGGATCTTTATTTTCGTGACTTGGCCAAGGTTCGTGCATTGGTATTCTAAACATAATACTTTCTAATGGTGTATCAGAAGTATAACGTTGTCCTACCCATTCTGCTTCGGCAGGATTTACAACAATATTGCCTGTTACCCCTAATGCTAAGGTTGGTGTTGCTGCGGTAGCCGTAGACGCTGCTCCTGCTGTTGGACCGTTTAAATCAATTGTACTTCCTGTAACTGTCATTGCAGCCCCAGACAATATATCTAGTGTGATACCAGCTTGCACATTCATTGTAGTGCCGGCCTTAATGTGAGTATCTAAACTAGACTGAACGTATGTACTCATTATACTTTTAAAATTATTATTCATCACCGTAGTGATGTGATTGTCTTGTAAAGTAGCAATATGCAGTTCGCCTTGGGTAGTAATCTTGGTATCACCTTTAACAAAAAATCTAGTGTTTTCTTCTGTGTCAACTCTAAAGTTTCCGCCACCATCGGGGTGTACTGCCGAAGCTTTCATATTGATATTTCTACCAGCTTCTATGTTTACGTCACGATCAGCATAGAAATTAAAATCTTGTTTGGTGTGAATACTAACACTGTCTTCAGCAAAAATATCTATTTTACCATCACTACTTAATTCTATCCAGCTAGTTCCCTTGCTGTTACCAATGTAGATTAAATCTTCTGAATTGTGTAGAAGTAATTGATGACCTGTTCTAGTTCTTAGGCGAATATATTCATCTGCTGGAATTTCAGGTTCGCCGCTGTCACCGTCTAATAAATCAGCATAGTCTGGTGGACCTTCGCTGGCATTAGTTCTACGTTGATAACGATCGTCACCGTCATCCATTACAAACTGACTGCCTCCCAATCTACTTACTGGCACCGGAGCAGGACTTTGACTTTCGGTCTTGCCTATAAACGCTTTTTTAGCACCATCTCTTCGATCGAGCGGGCCAGGTGTCAATATTCCGTAGACACTGCTAGGAACATTACGCCTACTAGTTGTATAAGAAACTCCACGAATATCATCCTCAAGCGTACCCTCTTCTAAGAGATGGTTAGCAAAAGGATGTACTGGTTTTCGAACTTTATCAACTTCGGTGCCGTTTTCTAGATCGTCGGCATAGGCTCTTCTGTTTAATTCTGCTACTGGCACCGATGAAGTGTCATATAATTCAGCTTCGCCTTCTGCAAATGCCACACTAGAACTAGTGGCAATTGCGGGAACCATATGATTACTAAATCTATCGGGTACACAGCCCATCCAGTATCCCTTACTTGGATCACCGTCTACAAAAAATACCATCACTGTTACACCAATGTCTGGTGGCACAAAAAACATTCCATAGCTTTTCTGTGTGTCGTTATAATCGTCTTTGTTAAGGCCTTGAAATTCAAACGGTGTTGCGCCAAAAAATGGACTGCAATATCTTACCCCGTGAGTTTCTGTGGCGGTGCCTACTGTATTACCATCTGAACGTAGTAATGTAACTTCTAAGCCGCCCATAAAACTAGGATCTAAATGACCTACTACTTTTGCCAAAAATGGGCCGCCAGCCATGTCGCTGGGTTTGTTGGCTGCTTCTCGTTTAATCTGTGCCATTTTTTATCCCATAAAATCGCCGAGGTCGGCATTGTTTTGTGCTATCTCTTCGTCAGTCAACGGATCTCCAGTAGGACCTAAATCCCCAAAAATTAAATTTAAATCTTCTGCGTCATCTCTATATTCTGGCGCTTCACTGTTTGGACTTGTACTGATAACATCAGCTAGACTTACATCGTTAGCAAAGAATTTCTTATCTACTTCATAGCCGCCGCCTTCAAAGTCTTGAGCCTGGTTAGGTTGACGTGTACACACTAATGTCTGAGTGAACTTGCCGTCTTTAAAACTATTGGTACAATTGATTACCTTGTATATTCCACTGTAGGGATTAATCTTGCCTTGAGGGAAACTATAAAGTCCTCCAACGCCTGATGTTCCCAACAGCGGTTCAACTGGAGTAGCAAATATTATTCGTATATAGGTATCTGTTCCTTGATAATTTAAACACTGATCTCCGTCTATGAGAGCATATGGGCCTTTTTCGGGACCTTCTTCTGATCCGTAAAAATCGCTGATATAATTTCCCATACCGCTGTCTGTGATCCAATAAGGATCTCCTATTATTTCTAGATTTACCTTCATTAGGTCACCGGTACTACCCTGCATTAGAATCTTATTCATCATCATCTGTGCAACTTTTTGTGGTACAGTTACCGCACCGTAACCACCTTTAGTAGTTACCTTGGTAACATCTTCTGATTTGTATGCGGGTGCATCTCCCTGAGTAGCCTGGTTTCTAGGATCGCTTTCTCTTGAACTCACATCTTGCTGGCCGGCATCTTCTGCGGTTCCGGCCTGCGACGGATTGGCTTCTGATTCAGTATTTTCCAACGGCGTCTGATTCATACCACTTTGAAACAATTGATTGATCTGGATATCAAATTTTATTACATTATTGTTTTTACCGGTGTAGATATAATTGTACTCTTTGGCCACTAATCGATTTAAAGTTTTGTAGCCTGGAGGATTAGTACCTGGTGCCCTAAACACACTAGAGTGTACATAGAAAGGCATAACTCTAAAAATATAAGTTCTTTGTCTAGCTGCTCGCTTTACATCAAACTCTCCAATTTTAAGTTGTACATCGATTCTGAACCATTTGATACGACCTGCACTATCTAATTTACTAGGATCCAACGCATTCTTAGCATAATCTGAACTTAATACTATCTGGGTGATAACATTTTGTACCGTAGATCCTTGAGGGAACTGAAATTCCCTCTGCTTGGGATCGATCTTTAATGAATTTCTAGTTATGAGTCCTGTAGCTTCGTCTACAACATCGCCTTCAAATCCAAAAGCAAGATTTCCTCCCGATGACGGGCCAAATCCTAGACTGGCTGATCCGACCTCACCTAAACCAAATGTGGTAGTCTGTTGACCTTGACGTCCCACTAAAGGACTTGTAGCAGGTTCATCTGGATCTACTGTGGCCTGCACTGCTTCATCGGGTATTTCTGCCTCTCCGGGCAATCCAACTTTATCGGACCAATTTGTTGGAAACACTATCACGTATTCATCGGCGGTATCTTGTTTTTTTGGAACAAGCTCTTTCTGTGCTTCGTTGAGCACCTTGGTAAGACTCATATTTCCAGATACCAACATTTCTTTGATGTTTTCACCTCTGATTTTAATGTCTTTGGTTATCTGCTGTGCTATGTTGGTAAAACCGGTATGATTGTAAGGGGCTGCTTCTACTTTGTAGTTGGTGCCACCTTCATTAGTTGAGAACGTGACTTTTTTAAACTGTATGACAAAATATTTTTTTAAATTTTGAGAAGAAGCAAACATTTGCCCGTTGTCTCGATGTCCTACAAATTCCAATACTAGTACAAACGGAGTTCCAATATAATTAGGATATCCAGCGTTAAGAGCGGCTGTCTGTACACTCTGAACAAAATAGGACATCGAATAAGGTTCGTAGACGTCGAAAGACATAGAAATGTTATTTGTTACTCCGGTTTTTTCGGTGGCCGCAGTAGTCATTTTCATTTCAAAATTGTTTACAAAATATTCAGGAGCACCTACAACAGTCTGAACTCGTTGCCCATCATACCTACCAGCTGAAGAAAAAATTACGTTTTCTAAAGCAGAAGGATTATCTCTATAGAGATAAGGATTATTATATTGATCAGGTGTTAGTGGCGCAAAGGTCCACAGTGGCGAATAACTTGCAAATTGATCTAGTATATTTTCAAAAGGGGGGCCGCCTGGTTTACTAGGTGCTGCCATACCAGTCAGAGACCAATAATCAACTGCCATTGCCGCGCCTGCAGGAGTATCTATATTAATCACTGTAGTAGCTTCTTCTTCACCAGTTGTTACTGTAGCCGATCCTCTAGCAACATTAAGTTCTTCTGCGCTGGGAAAACTAAAATCTCCTTCGCCGTAAAAATCTTCCATATTAGATTCCTAAAAAACTTACTAGGTTAGATTTTTTTGGGACAAAGATAATTAGGCCGGGTTCAAAATCATAGACAGGATCTTTAATTACATCCATATTTCTTTGGGTAAATACCCACCATAACTTAGGATCTCCATATAGATCGTAGGCTAACAAATCGGGTCGATGACGATATTGATTTTCAATAGCATATCTAAAATCATCTTTCTGTGCCGGCACAGGACGAATAGTAATAAGATCAAGGTACAATCTATTTTGTCTAGTATTGTACCAAGGACTTGACTTTCCGTACTTTACGGTTTTACCTTTAACTGCCATTAGATATATCCTTTAGTGTTAAGTAGACCTTTAGCATAATCTTGTAGACTAAATTCTCGTAGTCTGCTTCTGTTATAAATCGGACTTACAGTGATCGACACTGTGCTAAGAATAGGTACCCAAGTAGGACCCTCACCATATTTTCCGCTGACTTTGATATAATTTACATCGTCAGGTAACTCCATTGTAAAAGATTTAATAATTACTGGAATACTGTTTAGCACTCCTGGACCATAACCACTAAGATTGCATATTACCGGTGGATTGCCGGCATTATCGCTAGCGCCATAAAACATTTTTGTAGCACTCTTAAAAAAAGTTGTTGCCTGTAACCAGTAAGCAGCATCTGATTCAGTTTCGCAACTAAATTCGCCGCTGATCTGTATGTCTTCGACCACACTATTTTTATAAGCGTTGAACGGATAGTTACTGTGTACAGTATCTATCGGCTGATAGTTTGCTTTAGTGCTGATAGAAATCTTGGGCATATAAGGCCAGACAACTCCGTTGGTTTCTTGAAGTCTACTAAATGCTCCGCCAAACAGACCAAAGTTACAATTAATCCTCACCCGCCAGTCTTCTGCATTGCCTGGTTGCAGTTCTACAAAAGAACCAGTTGCCGAAAATAATTCAGCATTGCTAGGTAAATTTCTACCCCGGAAAAGACTAAGTACATTGTTAAGCTGTCCTGCGGCCGAGGATATAGCACCTGCTATACTACCAATAGATCCTACTGCTCCTCCAATACCTAAACCATTAATAGCCCTGCCAATGTCACCAGCTGCGTTACTGATACCCCCGATGCCTTTTAAAGCTGTACCGAGGTCACTAAATCCCCCAACTGACATTCCGTTAAGTGGAGATCCGATACCTCCTCCCAGTCGACTAACAGTTTTGCTAATATCGTCTAGGCCTTTGCTAACGCTGGCTCCAAATCCGCCGCCAAAGTCTCCAGTAAATTCGCCACCACCGAGTCTTCTGGAAACACCGCTGGCAATGTTGGTTACTGAACTAACAGCACTCTTAGCAGAGCTAAGAATTGAGGAGAACGGATTGAGCGAAAGCGGCATAAAATATATTCCTTTTAGTCTATTTATTCTTGACAAAATGTGCTATTATATAAGTAATGGAGAACCCTATAACTATGACAATCATATCGCAACCGCCTAAAATCAAGTACCTAACCAACAAAGATCTATTAAGAGAAATACATTTAAGTAAAAATACCTACTGTACTTTTACAAGTTCAGAGCACAGTGAATATGATTTAATTTTACCAAATATCAGTAAAATTAATGTCCGTACAATAGCAGAAGCAAAAAGAAATAGAGCAACAAAACTTTCAAAACAAGCACACGAGTCAGCTGTGCTCATTGGCGGTAAAAAATTATCCGCAAAAGAATTTGAAGTAGACTACAAAAAAATTAATAAGACAGATGTGGTATTTCGTATAATGACCTTTGAACACATTCCCTTAGCACCGGGTCGTAAAAAAACGTTGAAGAATACCGCAGACAGTCATGACAAAGTAAACTTTCCACCTTTTCAACACTGGAAGTTTGACGAAAATAATAACTTAATTTTAGTAGGTAAGAGTCACTGGAAAGGCGACTTAACTACTGGCGAGTTTAATAAAGAGCACGGAAGGATGACAAACAATCTAGCTCGTATGTTTATCAAACTCTGTGAACGATATGCAACACGAGGCAACGTTCGTGGATACACCTACAATGACGAGATGCGTGGGCAGGCAATTTTACAGCTGACACAGATTGGTCTTCAGTTTGACGAAAGCAAAAGTGATAATCCGTTTGCCTATTACACAGCGGCCGTTACAAATAGTTTTGTTAGAATTATCAACATTGAAAAACGCAATCAAAACATCCGAGATGATATTTTAGAAATGAATGGCATGAATCCATCGTGGACTAGACAAAACAGCGGAGGAAACAGTTTCGGAGCAAGTACCACAGCTTCGAGCGAAGGCAGCGGAGATTGGGATTGACCTTAGTAGTGTGATTGTTGTACAATTATTAAGGAGATCCTATGAACCTATTTAAAAAAGTTGCTTGTTTTACTGATATACATTTTGGTCTAAAGTCAGGTAGTCGCACACATAATCAAGATTGTGAAGATTTTGTAATTTGGTTTTGTGAAACTGCTAAAAAAGAAGGTGCAGAAACCTGTATCTTTCTAGGCGACTGGCATCACAATCGTAGCACTACAGACGTTAGTACTATGAACTATACTGTTTCAAACTTAGAACGGCTGAGTCAAAATTTTGAAAGAGTCTATTTCATTCTGGGCAATCACGACTTGTTCTACAAAGACAAGCGTGAAATCAACTCAGTTGAGTTTATGCGCCTATTTCCAAATGTTATTCCAATTAAAGAAACACTAACAGACGGCGATGTAACTATTATGCCTTGGTTGGTTGCCGATGAATGGAAAAACATTCCTAATATCAAAAGTCGATATATGTTTGGACACCTAGAACTGCCCAGCTTTTATATGAATGCTATGGTACAAATGCCAGACCACGGACAGGTGCAGAGCAGTCATTTTGTAAATCAAGAGTATGTGTTTACCGGACACTTCCACAAACGGCAACACAATAGAAACATTCACTACATCGGTAATGCCTTTCCTCACAACTATGCAGATGCAGGTGACGACGAACGAGGTATGATGTTGTTGGAGTGGGGCGGTAAACCTGAATTTCGATCTTGGTCAGATCAACCTGTTTATAGAACCTATAAACTTAGTCAGATTATAGAT